AGTAATTAATGATTTTGTAGTTAAGTATAATAAACCACCGACTACGGAAGCGCTAGGTATTACATTACAGAATTCGAATCTATCCGAAGGTACGTTTAAAGAGACAGGTAATTTATTAAAAGAGTTAGAAGTATTTGAGCAGCCAAATCAAGACTGGCTGTTAGATGAGACTGAAAAGTTTTGTAAAGATAAGGCCGTCTATAATGCCATTCTTCAATCGATTGGTATCATGGAAGGTAGAGATAAGAACATTAGTAAAGATGGTATACCATCGTTGTTACAGGAGGCGCTAGGTGTCTGCTTTGATTCTTCCGTGGGCCATGATTATTTTGAAGATTCTTCTGAGCGGTTTGATTTTTATAACCGTGTCGAGTCTAGGCTTCCTTTTGATCTTTCATTATTCAATAAGATCACAAATGGAGGCTTACCTAACAAAACGCTTAATATTGCTCTGGCTGGTACTGGGGTGGGTAAGTCTCTTTTCATGTGCCATATGGCTGCTGCCAACCTGGCCTTAGGTAAGAACGTATTATATATTACGCTGGAGATGGCTGAGGAGAGGATTGCTGAGCGGGTTGATGCTAACTTACTGAATGTAGAGATAGACCAGTTAAAGAATTTGCCTAAGCAGATGTTTGAAGGTAGAATAGATAAGATTAACGGTAAGTCTCGAGGTAAGTTAATTATTAAAGAATATCCTACTGCATCTGCTCATGCAGGGCATTTTAAGGGATTATTGAATGAATTAACGCTAAAACGCTCATTTAAACCTGATGTTATCTTTATTGATTATTTGAATATCTGCGCATCCTCTAGATTCAAGCCCGGTGGCGGAGTCAATTCTTATACATATATCAAAGCCATTGCTGAAGAGTTGAGAGGTCTAGCTGTAGAATTTAATTTACCTATCGTCTCCGCTACACAAACTACGCGTTCGGGTTTCTCGAATACAGATGTGGAGTTGACCGATACGTCCGAATCCTTCGGATTACCCGCCACGGCAGATTTTATGTTTGCCCTAATAAGTACAGAAGAGCTCGAAGGTCTCAATCAGATCATGGTTAAGCAGCTAAAAAACCGGTATAATGATCCAACATTATATAAGCGGTTTATGATAGGTATTGATCGCGCAAAGATGCGTCTTTATGACTTAGAGGATATTGCACAGAGTAATTTAGCTGATTCTGGTCAAGGTGATAACGAGAATAGCAATTTTGGTATGTCTAAAGTATTTAAGACAAAGGATTTCTCCAGCATAAAGGTATAAATAAATTAAAAGGAGGCCCTATGTATCTTGCACCGGCAATAGATGAAGTGTTAGAGGGTAAAAAATCTAATCTTTTAGGGCACCTTACTTACTACCAAATAGCTGGTACTTTAACCCGAGGTTACAAGAAAGCCGAAATACCATTTAAGTTCAGATTTGAAACTTATGATGATTACGGCCCTGCAGATATCTCTGTCTCCGGTCTCTACGATATGGGTGAGGACGTTAAATATATCGTACTCAATTTTCCTAAAGAAACTAAGCACTTTACTATCTCGGAGAAAAACTGGAGAGAGTTTAAGTTTGCTGTATCCCAAGTTTGCCAACACGAAACTATTCATCAACTGCAATGGCAAAATAGAGACACAGGGGGAGAACCTTGTGATTTAGATTTTCGTAATTTAACAGGGACAATATCAGAAGATAAAGAATATCTATCTAACATAGATGAAATCGATGCTTATGGTCATGATATAGCGATGGAAATTAAGTATTCTTATCCTAACAAAGACCCGTATGAAATACTTAAGACTATAGATTCAAGAAGGAAGGTTTGGTCGTATACCTATTACAAAAAGACCTTTAAGGGTGACGATTGGTCAAAGATAAAGAATCGGCTTCTAAAGAAAACATTTCAATGGTTGCCGCATGTTACTTTATAATCTGAGGTATTTAGATGAATGATGTTGTTATAACTGTAGGTGATCTACTTCAGATAGTCCTCATGCTTGTAGCCTGTTACGCTTGTTACTGGAAGGGAAAATATGAAGGTATTGAGGAAACCGTAATAGAATTAATTGATAGGGGTTTACTTGATGCAGAAGCCCTAGAAGAAGAAGAGCCGTAAGGCTCTTTTTTTATGACGTAACGACCATCCAGAAGTTGCCAGTAACACCGAAATAGCTTATAATAACATATGTTCATTAGGATTACATTATGACTCAATCAAATTCACGAGTTCGCGTTAAACAAGATACAGTAGGTGAAGATGGTATGAAGTTCTTGTTTAGTCAATATCAGACCGCAACACTTGAAGGTTTTCGAGTTACTTGTAAAAGTCTGATTGAAGAGTCCTCAGGTAAACGTACAACCAAAGATATTTTCATCTACGAGTTAGATCGAGCAACTTCTAAGGATGTAATGGTTACCAAGGTAACCAACTATCTTATGGCAGGCCAAGGCCTAGGTGTTTGATAGTATTTTTTTATATTATGAAAGGTATTGATATGTTTACAGTAGCAGGTGTTTCCCGTAATCAAGGTAATATTAAAGTTCGTTTCTGTTCTGATAAGGTTCTTCGAATTAAGAACTTGCAGAAGCAGGGAGATACGGATATTGATTTGATTGAGCTTCCCAACCCCATGACCAAGCCAGAAGCATGTCAGTTTCTTCTGGATCAAGACCAATTCGTTGCTTATGCATCAGATATTATCGAGATTCTGGGAAAGAAAGAGTTGACGAAATCGGTGAAACAGCCTATAATTGAGGCTGTGAAAGAGGAAATAGTCGATCTAGAACTTGAGTCAATTAAAGAACTAGCTGAAGCTTAATTCTCTGTTACGAGGGAAAGACCGCCGCCCTCGTAACTTTTTTAGTGGTGGGGCATTTCTATATTAAGGAAATATTATGTCTTTGCAAAACAGTGTACTTAAAACTTTGTCACATGGTCGTCAATTTACCGCCGGTCAAATGGCAGGTTTGTTTGGTACTACAGAAACCTCTGTGTCCGCTCGCGTTGCCGAGTTGCGCGCACAAGGTTATTCCATCTATAGCAACACTGCTAAGAATGGAAAAACTGCATACCGTTTGGGTACGCCCTCACGTCGTATGATTGCCGCTGCTTACGCTGCAGCTGGTAGCTCAGTTTTTAACTGATGTGACTTGAACGGTCTCTCTTAAGAGACGCCGGAAATCGTAACCGGCATTAATTTATTATGGAGTCGTTATGCCTTTATTTGTTGTAGATGCTATTCAGATGTTTCGTACCAGGTACGTTATTGAATGTAAAGAGGCCGAGCATGCCGCTGATACCGTTACCATGTCTGAAGCTGATGAATTTAGCCAGATGAATCTTGGTGAACGTATTCTAACTACCAGAGAAATTACCTATGAGGAATTTCATAAGATGAATAAAGCCATGGAAGAAGGTCATGGTGATGGTACTTCATATCAAGCTGAAACCGGATCACCTTGGATGGGAGAAAAGATGATTCACGTAGTTAATTATAATACGGTGACCGAAGAATGAATGTTTTAGCACAAGTTCAACGTCAACGTGTTCGCTTTAGCCCTGATGACAAGAAGCATGTCGAACAGTATCGTAATTTTTTAGTTAACCGTAAATGGGATACTTTGGGTTGTCCTTATGAATTAGAATGGCCATATCTCAGTATTCCCGATATGATTAAAGATAAGATCATTAATCACTACTTAAAAATCTAATTTTTAGCCCCCGACAGGGGGTTTTTTATTGTATAAATATAAGGAAATAACATTGAGGGTAAAAAATGTCAGCAGCTTCCGATAAGTATGAGCACGATGTTGCAAAGTATATCAGTAGTCTACCCGGCGTTAAAGCAGATAGGCCTATGGTTTCGGTAAAGTTTCCTGATGTAAAGATTACGTATAAAGGTAAGACTTTTTGGATGGAAGTTAAAATGAATCATACTGATAATTTAGGAAACCCGAGAGTCTCGTATACTAAAGGCAAATGGGATGCTGCAAGACCGTTAGACCCTGTTAAGACCTTTGCTATTGATTATCTTTCTAAGAGTAAAGAGACAAATATTTTTTTAAAAGATATTGCTAAGTTTGCAGGCTTGGATTGGCAAAAGATGATATTACCGTCTACTAAAGGTCCACTTACCTTACCAAATGCGGTACCTTATAAGACAGTTGTACAGTACTTTAAGACAAGACAGCAGTATATTCTTGATGTACCAAATGTTGATCTAGGTAAGCTAGTTGCCGGTCACTATCTGCAGGCAAAAGAAGAACCTGCATACTACCTCCAGGCAGGTGATGATTTCTATATGATAGGGACTTTAAATCCTTTTAACTTACCTAGAGATATTCCTAATATAGGGCAACCCCGCAAGAGTATGGGGAATTTTAAAATGAGAATAGGAGTACGTAGCTCGGCATCTGGATTCTATGAGATTCAGCCAGAGATTAAAATTACTGATATGCCTACCAGCCCGTATTCCTTAAAACCAGGTACATTAAAAAAGAATCCCTTCAAATGATGCAATTTAACTTATATCTTGCTGAAGCTTCAGAAGAAAAACTAACCCATTTAGAGCATGCTGAAGACCATGTCATCAATGATGGTATGGATGGCTTTGCTCATGCCTATCATAACTTAGAAGACGTTAAAGACCAGGTTAACGGTAAAAAGAATAAGACTAAGATTGCAACTAAGTATGACGGAAGCCCTAGTATAGTATTCGGCCATCATCCAGAGACCGGTGCATTTTTTGTTGCATCCAAGTCGGCGTTCAATAAAGATCCTAAGTTAAATTATACACCAGAAGATATCGAAAAGAATCACGGCCATGCGCCAGGTTTAGTTCAGAAGTTAAAACAAGCGTTAGACCACCTACCTAAAGTAACACCTAAGACTGGTGTCTACCAAGGTGACGTAATGCATTCAGGTATTCAATCTAAAACTAACCCCCATGGTGACATTGTAAATGAAGGTGGTAAGTTTCACTTCAAACCAAACACACTTACCTATTCAACACCGCATAGTTCAGCAGAAGGTAAAAAGATTGCTACATCTAAATTCGGTGTAGCCGTACATACTGCATACGAAGGTAATACATTGGCGGGTATGAAAGCGCAATACGGTGCAGATCTTTCTCACTTTCCAAAGCACCCTGACGTTCACGTTATAAGTACCGTTGACGATGTTCATAAAGCTGATCTCAATACGAATCAGTCACATACGTATGAACATCACATGACTCAGGCTAAACAGGCTTTCAATAGCACTGATAAGAAACATTACGGTGCTATTGAAGGTCATCAAGAACATTTGAAAACCTATATTAATAAAACTGTAAGGGATGGTACAAAGCCATCGGTTGAAGGGTATACAGAGCACCTAAGAGACCAACATCTAAAAGGTATTGCTAAGGTGAAGACGGCAAAGGCTGTTGGTACTAAGACCGATAAGATGCAAGAAGATCTAGCCCATGTAAAGAAGCACTCTGATAAGTTTCAAAAGATCTTAGATATGCATCACCATCTACAGGCTGCCAAGGACCAATTAGTTCATTCGTTATCTGCTAAACCTAAGTTTGAACATTCGATACCTGAACCTGGATCATCTAAGATCA